GTTGCTTAAAACAACTCCAAAGAAAGAGCATTATTCAGAAGTAATTGATGAAGATTGCATCTTTACAAAAAACGGATTAGCAGTTGGAGTATATATCAAGATAGAAAGATCTAAATTGAAATATATCAGGAAGGCTTGCTTAACAACTAAACTATCGAAGAGTTCAAGAACAAGAGGATTGCCAACGCAAAGCAGTTTATTCGGATCGCTTCCAAGAATAGCAAGGCGAAATGATTTTTGCAGATATTCAGCGCATACAAAAAAAGAACTCAGCAACACAAATATACTATTTACTTTCATGGATGATCTCATCGAGGTTTATAAGAAGCATCTTCCTAATCAATATGAAAGAGATTTAAAGGTTGTTAAGGAAAGCGTTAATGATGATTATGCAATTCATAAGGATAGCCCATTTCTAACTTGCAACATCAATGTAAATCATGCAATCAAATATCATAAAGATACAGGCAATTTTAAGCAGAACCTTTCTAATGTTCTAATTCTTAGAGATGGGATTATAGGAGGGGAGTTAGTATTTCCAGAATATGATTTTGCCCTATCTCAATCTGATGGTTATTTAGCAATTTTTGATGGGCAAAGCGAAATACATGGAGTAATGCCAATATATAAAACATCAGATGAACCTTATCGAGCGTCTATCGTATATTATGCATTGGAACAGATGAAGCATTGTTATCCATACAAAGAAGAAGTTGAAAGGCTGCAAAAGAAATCAAGCGAGAGAGCAGTTAAAAGAGCAAATGATGTAAACCCTATAAAATAAAAAACATGGCAAATGAAGAAAATTTAATTCCTTTTAAAAAAGGGCAAAGCGGCAATCCAAACGGAAGACCAAAAGGATCAAAGAACAGATCAACAATTGCAAAGAAATGGTTAGCAATGGAAGAGAAAGCGAGGAATCCAATAACAGGCGAAGAAGAGATTTTAACGCAGGAGGATTTGATATCATTAGCGCAATTGAAAAAAGCAAGGAACGGAGATAAATACGGATATGACAAACTTATGGATTCAGCATACGGATCTCCAATTCAGCAGATAGATCAAAACATAACAGAGCAGCCATTATTTCCTGATGTTCAAGAGGACTAAAGCAATCAATAAAATATTGGCTTTAAAAAAGCGAATTAAAATTGTTCAAGGCGGAACATCCGCAGGAAAAACCTACGGCATTATTCCGATACTTATAAACAAAGCAATACAGATTCCAGGCTTAGAAATATCAATTGTTTCTGAAAGCATTCCGCATCTTAGAAGAGGATGCCTAAAAGATTGCATGAAGATCTTAAAAGATACAAACAGATATAATGAGAATCAATTCAACAGATCGCTTCTGAAATATAAATTTCTTAACGGATCATATATTGAGTTTTTTTCAGTTGATGATTCAAGTAAATTACGAGGCGCAAGAAGAGATATTCTTTACTGCAACGAAGCAAACAATATTTCATTCGAAGCATTCAACGAGTTATCTGTTAGAACAAAAAAGGAGATATATTTAGATTACAATCCTGCCAATGAGTTTTGGGTTCATGAGAACCTTCAGAATGATCCTGATGCTGATATGATAATCCTAACATATAAGGATAATGATGCATTAGATAAACGAATAGTTAAGGAGATAGAGAAAGCAAAGGAGAAAGCAGAAACAAGCGCTTATTGGTCTAATTGGTGGAGAGTGTATGGATTAGGGGAAATCGGACGATTGCAAGGCGTTGTGTTTTCTAATTGGAAGCAGATTGATAAGATTCCAACAGAAGCAAAATTAATTGGAATAGGGATTGATTTCGGATATACAAATGATCCAACGGCAATTGTTGAGGTTTATAAATGGAATGATAAACGAATAGTAAACGAATTATGTTATCAATCAGGATTAGTTAATTCAGAGATAGCGAAGAAACTGCCTGATGGTTTAATCTGTTATGCGGACTCAGCAGAACCAAAGTCTATTGCTGAAATCAGAATGCATAACAAGATGATTAAGGGAGCAGCAAAAGGAAAGGATTCAATTCTGCATGGAGTTCAATTGATGCAATCTCAGGATTACCTTGTAACATCTCAGAGCGTTAATCTGATTAAAGAACTTAGATCATATATTTGGGATGTAGATAAAGCAGGAAAAACATTAAACAAACCAAAGGGCGGATTAGATCATCTCATTGATGCATTGAGATATCATGAAAGCGAATCATTAGGCAATAAGAATTACGGGCAATATTTTATTAAATAGTACAAATCGAAAAAAATACGTTATTATATTATGGAAACTAAAATTAAAATTCCAACAGAATTAAGCGAAATATCATTAGGAGATTATCAGCGCTTCGTTGATGTATCTGAAAAATCAAATGATGATACATTCATATTTGAGAAGATGGTTGAAATATTCTGCAATATTCAATTGATGGAGGTTATCCAAATTAAATGGACAGATGTTCAATATATAGCAAATAAGATTACTCAAGCATTTCAGAAGAAACCTGAATTTAAGAACAGATTTAAAATCAAAGATATTGAATTCGGATTCATTCCAAGCCTGGAAGACATCAGTTTTGGAGAATTCATTGATTTGCAAAATAACATTGATAAGATTGAAGATTTTCATAAAGCAATGGCGGTAATGTATCGACCAATTGTTGAAAGCAGAAAAGATAAATATTTGATTGAGGATTATGTTTCTTCAGCCAATTATGCGGAGGTCATGAAATTTGCTCCTGCTGATGTTGCATTGGCAGCAAAGGTTTTTTTTTGCGATTTGCAAAAAGAATTATTGAGCAGTACAATTATTTATTTGAAAGATCTGATGATGAAGGAGGATTCGGAGAGTTTTCGGAAAGAGTTCAGTTTGCAAAACAATGGGGTTGGTATAGTTCAGTTTATGGAATCGCAGGTGGAGATTTACAGAAATTTAGAAGCGTTACAAAATTGCCCGTACATGACTGCCTTACCTTCCTATCTTTTGAAAAGCAAAAGCGAAATATCGAGAATAATGAGATACAACGACAATTAAAAAAACCTATTTAAATGAGTTATTATAATATATTAAATAAGATCAAAACAGAATTAGATGCTGATCCTTTTACAAATACAACAACAGAAGGAGATCTTAATTCAGTTGATTTATCAAAACAAACCATTTTTCCGCTTACTCATATTATTATAAATAATGCAACTTTCAGAGGAAATGTTATCCAATATAACATGAGCATCCTGGCAATGGATATTGTTGATTTTGATAAGGATGAAACAACGGATAAATTCAGAGGTAATGATAATACTCATGATATTTTTAATACGCAGATATCTCTTTTAAATCGATTATATGAGAAATTAAGAAGGGGAAATCTATATGATGATAATTATCAAGTTGAAGGAGATCCATCATTAGAACCTTTTACAGATAGATTTGAAAATACTTTATGCGGATGGACATTAACAATGAATATATTAATTCCTAATGATATGACCGTTTGCGATGTTTGATAATAGCGAAATATTAGAAACAATTGAGAAGTTCAAGAACTTAGTTATTGAAGAAGCAAAAGGCAATCTTCAAAAAATGAATAAAGATTCAACAGGCAAATTATCTAATTCAATAAAAGGAGAAACAAAGGTAATGGCTAATTCAATCAGGATTTCATTTGATATGGAAAATTATGGATGGTTTCAAGATTTAGGAGTTAGCGGAAGAAGAACCGTAAGAACAGATACTCCTTTTAGTTATAGAACGCAACCTCCTCCATCGAGAGCATTAGAGAAATGGGCAAAAAGAAAACAGATAAAAGGAAGAGATAAAAAAACAGGAAGATTTATATCTTATAAAAGCCTATCTTATTTGATTGCGCAGAGCATTTTTAGAGATGGAATAAAAGCATCATTATTCTTTACAAAGCCATTTCAAAAGCATTATAAAACATTAGGAAAAGAATTGCAAGAAAAATACGGATTATCCATGATGAAATTATTTGATGATATCATGCAGGAAAGTTTAAAAAAATTTAAAAACGATTAACAATGAGCAGAATATTCGCAAGATCTCCATATATAATTGAAGTAAATGTTGCAAGTTCAGTTGCTTCCAAAATTGAAATATTCATTTGGAATAATCCAGGATCAGCGCCAACAACTCCAAATTATACTTTGCAAAAGGAAATACCAAGTCCAACAGATTTAAAAATGTATTACGATGTTTCTCCATATATCAGAGAATATATTTCTTGGAATACAAGGCAGCAGATTTATAATACAATTGCAGCAACGGATAATTCTCAATGGTGCAACGTAACAATAAAAAGATATCAGCAGCCTTCAGGAGGAGCAATGACATTAATTGATACAACTACTTATAAAGGATTTGATGGATATGGATATTATTCACAAGGAGGAAATCCTGATCTTGGAAAATTCTTATTATCAGCAGGAACTTATTTTTATCATTATGATATAAATCAATCTCCTTCAAGTAATACATTTATGAGAGCAGGAAGTTTAGTATTTGAAAGAGATGCAACTTACAATTATAAATATACTGCATTAAATACAGGCGCAACTAACACAGGAGTTATTTCATCAGGAGATGTTGTTGAAATGCCAAGAGTTTATACAGGTTTTTATTCGCAAGGAAATAAATTAGAGATAATAAATTCAAGCGCTGCCGTAGTTGCTACATATACATTCAAGCCAAAAGAAGAATGCAGATATACTCCAATAGTTGTTGATTTTGTAAATAAATACGGAGCATGGCAAAGGGAGTTTTTCTTTAAGGTTTCAGATACAAGAATATCAACAAGCAAAAGCCAATATAATTTGATGCAATCAAGCAATATTTCATGGAGTACATTGGAAGGGCAAAGAAAAGAGTTCAATGCAAATGGAATTGAATCGCTAACTGCAAGATCAGGATATGTTGAAGAAAGTTTTTTTGAATCTCTTCAGCAGATGATGTTATCCGAAAGAGTTGTA